CCGGCGTTTTGTGTTGGATATAAAATGAGCTGCCGCACGTTAGTGCGACAGCCCCCCTGAAGCTTTGTTATATTTTGTACGATCCCAGATATCTTTTACTCGCTCCCAGCCACCGGTTGCTACAAGATATACAATAAATGCACCAACCACAGAAGCTACAATATAATACCAGACGATCGTTACTTTATAGTATGTACATAAGATGATCAATGCCATCGGGCACAGAATCAGTGCTGTAGCCAGTGCGACAATGTTTGTCGGAATCTTATTGAGTCCAGGCATCTCCTTAATCACCTGTACGATAATTGATACAAGAAAGGCAAGTACTCCGATCAGTGCCAGGCCATAAGTTACATACTGCATTAATACTTTTACATCCATAATTATTCTCCTTTTCTTTCCAGATCTTCAATTCTATGATTCGCAACTTTGATCTGTTCCTCCTGGACATCCATTCGGCGCTCCAGCTCAAATGTGCGTTCAATTGTATTATTATGCTTGTTTACTCTTTCAGTGAGTTCACTGATTTTATATTCCATCAGCGCCCTTGTTTTTTCCTGCTGACTGCTGTTGCTAATCAGGCATACCGCAAGAGTTACCGCTGCACTGATACAAGCTGAAATGACTGTTTCCATCTCTGTTTCCTTTCTCCGGCAATTGCGCCGGCGCAATTAAACTCCTATCACATATCGGAGCACATAACGGCTGTTTGTCGTTTTCACGCCGCTGTTTGTCGTTGTGGCGTCCGTGACGTTCGAGCTAACACCCGTAATACTGGAATCTCTGATATATAAGCACTTAACTCCCATGTATCCCAATGTCTGGCTGGCCATCAAAAATATGTGCCTGTTCCCGGAATGCTTGTTTACCCATGACTTAGGGATAAAATGCGAAGAAAATTCATAATTCTGCGCCGTTCCGTCCGCTTGTGCGGAAAACACGACTACAATACCATTCGTTTGCTCACTGACAGCCTCACTCAAAGTGATCGTCTGATCTGCAGCCATTGCATTCGGTCCTGTCCAAAGAATCTTCTGATCATTGATGCCAAGCCTGCTTTTCAGGAAAGAAATGAAATTCGAAAAAGTGAGCTTTTTCAATTTCTTATCCGAATTTGTAAGAACAGAAACAAGATCCTCATCTGTGAGAGCCGTAACTTCTGCTAAATCTGTTATTGCTTCTATTTTTATAGAATCCGCCATATTATCATTTCACTCCTTTTTTTCTTCTAATAGCTTTTTAATCTCTGTAATCTCGTTTTCTAAAATATCGATTTTCTGTTTCTGGAATTTCAGCATGGCAAACATAGCAGGAATCATGATTCGCTCATTCCAGTTTTCAGCTTTGCCATCTTCAAGATGATCTACTGCAAGTGGAAAATATTCTTCCACATCTTCTGCAACGAACATTGGAAACTCAATACCGTTTCTGGAGTCATTTTTCATAAGATATCCGTCTTTGTATTTCGCCCATACCGGTTGGATATTGTACCAGGGATCAATATCTTTTTCTGAGATGTCCTGTCCGATTTCTTTGTAACGTTTGGACGATGAAGAGCTTTGGAAAACTCCATTGTTGTATAATCTCAGGTAATTTCCTGACGTAAGGGTTGAGATATTATAGAGCTGAAAGCTATCTGTGCCATCCGAAAAATCATCACTCCCAGTACGAATAGTGAGCCCGCCATCAATAATAACTCCATTGCCATATGCGCGTATCGGAACACCATTTATGGTTATTCTGTCGTCTTTTGAATTCAGTACAATTTTTCCATTTGCTGACTTTAACGTGCCGTTTGCCTTATCGATTATCCATCCGCCGATATCCCCGGATGTAGCACTAAGTATTCCGGTGAATGTACCTTTTTCGAAATTGACGCCTGTATTGTCTATATAGCCAACCTGATTTCCAGATGCATCTAAAATTATTAACTTTCCATTGCCATTCCCGACTCCACCTAATGCAAGCGTTCCACCTTTCGCATAAGTGAAAGATATGTATACCTGATCTCCCTCTTTATAGATGCCCTTGATCATTCCCTTATTGGTTAAAAGATCGAAGATTTCTTCGTGGGTCAAAGCATCTACATCTACGACAACAGCAACGCTTTCCATATCCATTAGTGTAGTTGTTCCGCCTGCCGCATAGAGCCTGCAACGGATGTTAGTAACATCACGGGGAATGCCGATCATCGTAGTGCTGTCTGAGATCGCCTGCGAACTGCCATCAACAGGGATGGAATACAAGTAGTGTTTTACCGTATTTTCATCTGCAGAACTGGTATACAACGTTGTCCAGGTATTGCCATCTTTCGTCTCTTCGATTACAAACCTTCCGTTGTAAGCGGTCCTTGTAGTGCTTGTACCATCACGATAATATGCTTTAAATTCGATAAAGTTAGGTGACATAGTGTTATCTGCTGAACGCTTCAAGACATTGCAGGACGGCTCGATAAAGTATGTTCTTCCGCTTTCTGCCTTTATTTTTGATATGCCGAAGCGCTTTGTGACGGACAGCGTGCTGAGATACGTTGCTTTTATATCCACCCATGCGCTGTCTTCTGTAATCCCCGTGACAGTGTACGTCGCTGTAGCTTCGTCCCAGTTTCCGGATACTGCGTCAGACTTCGTGATCGTAAAGGAACACTCTTTCGTGATATCTTGTGATCCGTACATAACGATAGCCTGTGTGCTGACATCAGGAAACGTTCCCGGCGGTATACTTCCGTCTGCGTTTGTGGTGATCGTTTGAAAGTCGTTCGTCAGCGTCATAGTCATATTTCGCGATAATGCAACATCATTTTCCAAAGAAGCCATCTTTTCATTTAATGACGACTTTCCGATCTGCACCGATTCGCCGCTCATTGTCACTCTTTTAGCGTCCATATCTGCCTGAAAGATAACATTGCCTTGAGGATCTTTTATTGTGATCGCACCCGTGTTGATCCAATCCGCATTGATGCCAATCGCGTTTAAAATCTTTGTGATCGTAGTGCCGTCTACCAGTGCTCCGACATTCCAGGTCTTACCACCATCCGTAGACATTCCCCAGCCATTTGCGCTCAAGCGCACCACAACAGTCGCCTTGTCAAGAGTCGGTGTATCACAAAAGTTCAATACTGTACTGCCATCTTCCTGTTTCTGCATTACGGGGAACAGACCATTCTTGCCTTCCATCCCTTTTTTTAATTCGTCATAGGCTTTTTCCCATTCAGTTTTGTTCCTATTTACACGCTTTATCAGATCTCGATAAATTTTCGTTGCTTCCGAAAATCTTTCAACGCTGTTACGCAATGCTGATTCTGCGTCATTTGACATTTGATTGTCTGCATCAATAGAAAATACAACGTTTGTGAAAAAGGTCTTATATGACTTTAATTTGCGGTCATATACTATTACCCCGTCCCCTGCTTCAATCGTAGGATCCTGTAATGAACTGACGGTGAGTGGTCTAAATCTCAATCCAACAATACGTTCGCCAACCATTGATGCAATATCAGCAGCATTATCATTTGTGACAAGCTTATTGCTGTCAATAACAATCGTATATCCATCTGATCCAGACTGGTATGTTACCTGATTAGAATTTTCGTCCTCAGTGATAACTCTTACGCATGTGATTACAACATCATCCATATCAGCACTTACATCTGTAACAGTATTTGTTTGCAGTGTATGAATATTTGTGCCTGCCGATAAATCAGTCATATTGTACCAGCCAGCTGTCAGTTGCCCCTTGCTGTTGCACTTCCAAAAATGCCCTGAAATCTGACCAACCCATGTCAGGATGTCGCGAAATGTTATAGTGCTATCGTCAGGTTTTTCCGAAATTACATAGTCATAATGTTCAAACTGCAACGAGTCTGTCGCTAAAACCACACCGCAACATCCGCATGCGTCCTGCACGATCTGAAAAAGTGTAGCAGGATATGCAAGATTGCTTATACTGTATCCCACGTCAAACTTATGCATATTATCAAGACACTCTAGTGTGATAATATCTCCGTCATAACTCGTCTCATTGACTGTGTATATTCCTTTTGGTACTGATTCTGTTTTTCCGGATTCCAGTAATAATGATACCTTCACATCTGAAATTTCCGCGCCTGTAAAATCATACTCAGAAAAATCATCATACATGTTGTTCAGCCGCAACATGAACTTCTGAGCTATTGCCGAACCTACATCAAAACCGCCTGCATTAGATGTTGCATCATCAATCGTGAAACCATTATCCCATAACTGGCTATTATCAATGGGTATTGATTCGCCAGATGTTAATGTGATCGTGCAGGATCCTGAAAAATTTCTGTTATCATCTTCCAATGCCGCCTTGAATGTATCTGAAACATTAACCATTTTTATCACCTCTCAATCACGTCAAAATCAAGTGTAGAATAACGTTCGTGACCTTTCGCCCACCATTTCACGTTTGCTTCCATATCGCCCGTGTAAAATTCTTTTGTTACGTCCTGTCCCTCTAACGGGTCCCAGTAAGTTACCATTACATATTCCGGGTCAAATGCAACAAGAATCCGGTGTATCTGTTCCTTTGTCAGGTTTACCCAGCCAAGACCCAGGGTGCGTTTTTTCGCAACCCTGTTCTTGTGCATCTTAACATCCTGTGTTCTTCCTGCATTTTTTGCAGATACATCTGACTTTTTCCATTTAAATTTAGAAACTTCCTTAGGCAGTGTCACACCGCCCACTTTGATCACAATGTTATCCATGCTATGTGACACCCCCCTCAAATTGTCTCAGTTACCGCAAAACGGTAATCATATTTCTTCTTGCCTTTACGAACCACTTTGTACAGTGTTTCGCTGTCAGCTTTCAGTGTAAATTCAAGGACAACTTCTTTTTCGGAGTCATCCCTGTCAAGGATTCCGCTTGCATTGAGTGCATCAAGCACAGCTTCAAATACACCGTTTCTGATACCAGTAATGATCTGATTATTATTAGCCACCACATTCCTGTTTCCCATTTTACCGACCATCTCTGGACCGGCTTCATTTGCCACGAACAGCTGTCCAGCTTCCGGGAACCCGCCTCTTGCATACCACTGCAAGTTGAACGATGGTGTGCTAAACGACAACGGACCAACTTGATGCCTGTTCCAGCTTGTAGATATGTGTGGCATAGGAATATGAACACTTGAAAATCCGTTTGCAAAGTTCTGAATGATACTTGATCCTACATCAAACAGGTTTGGTACCGCATTTTTAATTTTCTCCGGAAGATTCGACAGGATACCAGCGAAGCCATCCCACTTATCCTCGAATCCATCTTTTAAGCCCTGGATGATGTCTGTTCCTTTTGTGTGGACTTTTTCTTTGATGTTTCCGATAGACTTTACTGTCTTTCCCGGAAGGTCTTTAATATCGTCAAAGAATTTACTTGAATTATCTTTTACGCCTTTTAAGAGTCCACTGATGATATATTCGCCCTGATCAGCCATAACTGTTGACGGTGAGTGAATACCAAAGGCATTTTTGAAGCCTTTCATAAACGGCGTAAAGATATGTTCTTTTATCCATTCACCAATACCAGTGATTCCGTCTTTAATTCCTTTTAGGATTCCAAGAGGAATGTTTCCTCCGCATTCTTCTATCTTTCCCTGGAAGTATTTTTGTGCTTCAGCGGCTGCATTGGAAATGAGACCACCTAAAAAAGCGCCCAGACCGCCAATAGCCGCACCGATCAGTTCAAACAGTCTGTCGGCTATTCCATTCCAATCGACAGCAGCTAAACCATCTCGAACCTTTTCGCCAACAGTATTCCATTCGATATTTTCAATTGCGGTAATGCCAAAATCAAAGACACCTTTTACGCCGTCTGATATAGTTTGTCCTAAATCAACAAAGTCGATGGTGTTTACGGCATTATTAACAAACTCGGAAAGAGCTGTTCCAGTACCAATCCAATCAAAATTATTGATTGCGGTATGGAGAAAATCCAAAATGGTGTTGATACCATTACCAAATGACTGACCAGCCAGTGACCAGTCGGTTGTCTGGATGAATCCGTTGAGACTGTCAGTAATCCCCGTTGCAATATTACGTACAGTTTCCTGTATCAGGTTCCAGTCAAGACCGCCCAGTGCCCCATTGATACCATTCCCTATTGCATTTCCGAGACTTCCCCAGTGGAAGTTTTCAGCAAAAGCATTTACCATACCGAAAGCGGTATTGATGCCTTGTGCAAGGGTATTACCAACCAATTTCCAGTCGGCAGTTTCAATCGACCCGTTCAGGAAAGTGGCGACACTCTTTGCAATCTTATTGCAAGTACTCTGGATCTTGTCCCACTGAACAGTATTCAGTGCTGAGTTCAGTTTGTTACCGACCATGGCGCCGATTTCTGTGAAATCAGCATTCTTCCAGGCTCGTTTGATCTGATCAGCAATTCCTTTAATTTTCGAAGGAATACTCTGTGTCTCAAACATGTCAGAAGGCGACAGACCGCCTCCTGTATCGGCTATTCCACTGTTGCTGTCAGAACTGCTGTTGTCGTCCATTTTGTTGATCTGGTCGAAACTAAGGACAGTCCTCTGCAATTCCTCATTTGCTTTTTTTGCATTTTTAGCGGAATTGGCATTACTATTCAGGCTCTTGGCATAGTCCTGCTGCACCTTCTTGGCCTTGATGAAGGTGGTGTTCCCCGTCAGCGCACTTGTTAGCTGACCAATGACATTGAAAACAGAAATTATTTTTTGAATCAATGCATTCAGGATAGGTGCTACCACATTCAGGATAGGTGTAAAGGCCGCTGCAATAGAATTTTTCAGTTGTGTCAGTGAAGACATCAGCAGGGAAATGCTATTGTTTGTTTCTCCAGAATACTGTGCTAAGTTCTGGAAACCCTCAACTGCTGCGCTCCTGATCTTATTTACCAGTGCAAAAAGTGACCGGATACCAAGCGTGTATTTCAGTACATTTTTAAGTCCACCACCAAGGCTGCCAGAAACAGACTTATTCGCTCCCGTAAGCCTTCGCAAAATAGGAATGCCACTTGTAAATTTCTGTATGAGAGCAGCAAATGCACCAGATGTGCGTTTGATCACAGTAGTAACTTTACCGAATACAGACGCCGTGCCGCCGATAACTTTTTTCAGACCGCCCCAGCCTTTTTGTGCAGCACTGATTCCGAAACTGCCAAGGCTCATGACGCCTTTAGCTGTGCCGCCGATAACAGATTTTCCAAAATTCATCGTCTGACGGGGAATAGATGTTTCTGGCGTCCTTTTGAACGCATTGCCACTTGAAACCAGTTCAGATTTTTGTGTCGTAGCATTAGCTTTTGCTTTTTTATATCGTTCAAGCTGTGCTTCTGCATTCTTTATGTCGTATTCTAAAGATTTCCATGAACGGCTCTCTTTGTCCACGCCCAGAGCTTCCATTTTGTCCCTTTTCGCATAATATTTATCAAGAGCTTTTGTAGTATCTTCAATATTATGTCGATAGTTTCTGATAGTCTGAACAGCTTCTGTATATTCTTTTGTTGGTGCTTTGATTCCAGATTTCAACTGCATGGCAGTAATTGAACGTTTCAATTTCTGCATCGTAGAAACCTGCTTTTTCACTGATTCTGTTGCGTTATCCATTTTCATAGCCTGTTTGACCTTTGTGGTCTCAGACTGTATAGAATCACCAACTTCTTTTGTCACTTTTTTCGTCTTTTCCATCTCTTTTTTATAAGAAGATGTGGACGCTTCCAGAACAACTTTCAGCTTTGCAAGTGTATCACTCATACATTTTCACCTCCTTCCTGACAATAAAATAAGCAGGGTTACATCCCCTGCTGCCTGCGTCTGTTAAATTCATCAGCCCACTGTCTGCGTTTGTCTCTGTAATTTGCAAGTTCAGCTTCCAGTTTCTGATGTTCATAATCTTCTTTATCTTCTTTGAATGTCTGTGGGTAAAAATCCCATGGATTGCAAAATTCAGTCTTGTCACTGAACAAAGTCGAAAGGTTCAGTGCGAGTGCTTTCGATAAAATAAAATTATCGCTGATCTGCTGTTTTCTATCTCTTGTCCTGCATCTGATATAACTTTCCATCATATCCATAATTTCATTTAAGGAAGAATTCCAGAACAATTCAGGCCGTATTCCACAATCTAATGCATCCGGGTAAATCGCCCACAAATACTCCGTTGTAGTTGTTACAGGTCTTCGTCCGTTGCTTCCAGAATTTCCGCTGCCATTTTCGGTGTAAAAAAACCGGATACCGCCAAAGTCGGAATCACAACATCCTTATACAGGTCAATCTGACTTCCCCCCTCTTCAACATACTTGTCAAACAGGTTCAGAATATTCTCATACTTGATCCCATGTTCCCACGGAAGCATTGCCGCCTGAATGATAGTAAGCATTACCGATAAGGCTGGCATATCATCAACCAGATGCATAATGTTACATTTATATTTGTTTTCCAACTTTTCAATGTTGGACGCTTTGAGTTTCAGGCAGTAATCTCTGCCATCTACTTTCCAATAATGAAAAGGTTTTCTTTTCTTTTTCTCGTCCAGATCTACAGCTTTCTTTTCTTCCTGTTCTTTTACTTCTTCATCTAAACCACCCATGTTATATCCTCCTAAATTTTCTTAATAAAAGACCCAGCATTATGCCGGGTCTGTGTAAGTAATATCTGACTGTACCATCATAGTCACTTCAAAGTCAATAGCGCCATTGACACCGCCGCCCGTACGTTTAACAGATACCTGGGCAGCAAAATCAATTGTGCTTTTATCCGCATCTGTTTCTCTGAAATACAGTGTTGTCCCATCTTTATCCGCCTGTCTCAGTATACGATACGGGCAATCTGCTTTTGAATTATCATATTTGAATTTATATGTCATTTCAGGCAGATCACCGATACCTTTTTCATACTTCTTATGTGGATCAGTCAGAACTGTATTGTCTACCTTTTCCGGATCTGAGCCAATATCCGGGATTTCTTTTAAACCCGGAAGATCTGTATAAGTTGTCGAACTTCCGGAAGGGGCTGTTTTAGAATAGCCCAATTTTGCACCATTTGCTAACATTTATTTTCACCTCTTTTTTTAATTCCAGTACACTAAATCAGAATCCATATCGACGATTCCTTCATAGCGCATTACTTTGTGTTTTAATCCACTCGGGTCTGGTACATCACCACAGTAAGTTCTTACCAGTCCAAGTTCAGCTATTGCTTTATCTACTGCAAGAGCACTTTCTGATGTGTTCTGATTGTGCCAGATATCAATTTTATAGGACACCTTAGCCTTCTGTTCAGCATTGTCAGTGCGTTCCCACACGCTGTTATTTTCTTCTACATACTGAATGGCAGGGAAGTTTGCCCAATCCTTAGGGTATGTGTCTGAAACATTTTCAGCAACAGTCATGAGTGCTGCATATACCTGATCTTTTACGTTTTTCATTTTCCCTCCAACTCCGTCCTGAAGGTCGTTTTCATTCCTTCCAGGATTGTTTCCTTATTATTTTCTAACGCCGGATACATAAACGGATGTGCCGGCTGTCCTGAGCATTGATAGAATCGCCCTTTTGGAGTGTCGATGTAGAACCAACCATATTTTTCCGCTATTCTTTCGTCTATCTGGCTTTCGTGAATCCACCAGGGTGACTGTGAGTAAGTGGGTGTAATATCTGGAGAAATCCCTTCATGTTGATCCTGTCCTCTAGGACCGGCGCCAAACTCCACATAGGGTGCGTATGCCTTATTTGTCCAGCAGGTTCCCATAACGGATTCATCCTGTTCTGTAACCTCAGAAAATATACTTTGTTTGAGTTCTCCCGTATCAGTTGGACAATTTAAAACTGCTGCTGATCTAACGGTCTGAATTGCCTTTTCTACTGCCTGCCTGCAATTTAGTTCTGACATTTCTTTAAGTTTGCGTTCCAGGCTCGTATTTCCAACCAAGCTCATATCTTCTCCACCTCAATTGTCAAAAAACGATATGGTTTTATAGCTATGATCTTATAGTCCGGTTTCTGGTCTCTTCCTGCATATAGGCAGATTCCGTCCAGCTCCTGAATGTCTGTGCCGTCTTTGAGTATATAGTGAGGATTACCTTTGCTGTCTGTCTGGATTTTGTATTTACCGTTAATCCGCATGTTTCGGATATAGTTCAAGCGCTGGCCATACTGTTCTGCCTGTGCTTTTCCGGATGCCGGCCAGGATTCTCCGGAGATGGAAGAGGCAGCACCATATTCCTCACTGGTACTGCCTTCAGAATCCTTTTTGACTATTCTTTTTTTGTGATAGCATATCTTAACCCTGTTTCTTCGCATTCTCATGGGTTATCCCTCCTACTCTGGCAAGACGGTATCTGTTCATAAGATCGTAGATCTGCCTAGGCGCGGATTCGAATGAATAACTCTCCCCACCTTCACTTCTTGAAGATTCTCCTTCTGTCCCCATCCTGTTCAGGGCGATAACGGCCAGATCACGCACTGCCTTTTTCAGAGGTGTAATGATCACGCTTCTGTTTGTGTATCCCTTTACAAAATCCTCTGCTTCTTCCAGATAAGCTTCAATCAGATCCTCGTTTTCCTCTCCGGTCATGAGCTTAACTCTCTCAACATCTTTAGTGCCCGCCATATGATCACCCTTTCAGAATATCGACAAGGTCCCGCTTTGCCAGGGCAGAGACTCCGGTGAGCCCTCTTTCTTTTGCCAGAGCTTTTAATTCTTCTACGGTCATTTCTTCGATACTCTTTGTAACCTTTTCATCAGGCTTCATATCCGTTTTCTGTAAAATTGTGTCCTCTACAGGTTCAAAGCCATCGCTCATCAATTTCTCAGCGGTTGCTCCATCTGCTTCTCTTTCAACATTTTTTCGAATCAGTCTCATGATTTCGCCTCCTGAATGCTCAGATAGATAGAATCCAATTTGTTGTCCAGAATCCACATGTCATGGAAACGGCGGTAATCCATCTGCCATGCATTCAGTTTCTGGTTTGTTGCCGGATCAAAAATACGCATGATATCCTGTTTTGTTACTGCAATCGGTGTTGTTAACGGGCAGATGAAGAAATTCAGGGTTTTAGCTGCACTTCCTTTTTCATATCCGCCCTTCTCCTGTCCAGCCGTTTTGCCATCGTTAATCTTGATTGCAGACCACATGCGGTTTGAAGGTGTAAGAATCAATGGAACATGGTCTACTGCAGGAACCTGTGTATCAATGCCACCTTTTGAAAAGGTTGTATCTCTGAGCTTACCTGCAAGTTCCAGTTCCAATTCCATGATAAATTTTGATGTTGCCTGGCAAACAAGCGGACCGTTGTAACTATCTCTTACCGCTCTGATTCCTTCTTTAAATTCACGCAGGGCAGATGTAGAAGTAGCTCCCGGTACGTAGGACTCCCCGATCATTCCTGCCTTATTCGCTGTAAGTGTTTCCGTGGCCAGCTTGCTGATACGATATGCATCAATCTCCGGAACGACCTGTGTTCTCTGGAATTCTCCCATGACAGCTCCTGCTGTAGTTACAAAGTTATTTTCATTGATATCCATCGGATCAAGCTGGAACAGACGACCACGGTCCTGAGTCATTTTTCTGGTTTCATATTCCAGAGTAACGGATCCTCTCTGATATCCGTTATCACGATCATAATCTCCCATTCCTGATACGTTCATCTTTGGAATTTTGACTTCTGCTCCACCGTTATAGATTACCTGTCCGGCATTGGCATCCATCCAGCCGGTTGTTGCTTCCAGCACCGCAATCTTATCAAGCTGGTTCTGGAATAAAGTTGCTGTCGCTAATGTATTAATCGCCATATGTATTCACTCTCCTTTAATAAATGCCCATCATTGCATTGAATACCTGCTTTTCAAGGGCTTCCTGTGTATCGGTTCCTGTTGCTTTCTTCGGTGGCTTTCCACCTTTTAATTTCTCTTCCACTGCTGTCTCTACCGCTTTCTGGAAGGCTGCTTTGACCTTTTCCATTGATCTCATGCAGGAATCTGCATCTGAGTAATCCAGAACTTCTGCAAGCTCTACCGGAAGATTATCGCTGGCCAAAGTATTCTTTGCTTCTGCCATCAGCTCTTTTCTGGTTACTGCTGCCTCTCTGGCAGTCAGATCCTTTTCCCGCTTCTGCTGCAGATATTTTGTTTTTTCATCCTCAGTCATCTTTGCCAGTTTCTCTGCTTCAGAAAGCTTATCGTCTGTCATCGCCTGCCATTTCTTCTGCTCATTTGAAATAGCTGTATTGATCGCTTTCTGCAGTCTGCGGTCAAATTCTGCCTGGTTGCCGCCTGTTTTCAGGAAATCATCAAAGGATGGAGGATTGTCCCCACCTTCACCGCCTGCATTTCCGCCCTCGTCAGATCCGCCGCCATTGCCTTCATCGGCCCCAGCATCGTCTCCGCCTTCTGCAAATAACTGCAGGTTCATTTTCATCGGTGTTTTGCACATTGCTTTTGCCAATCTGTTTTTCATATTTTTTCCTTTCTGCCCAGCCTATTCGTGTTCACGCCCGGGCCATTCAGTTTATGGAATCTGCTTCTTTAACGTCTGGCAGAAAAAGACACAAAAATAAGACGCTTCACCCCGCGTCCCAGAGGGAGATGTCCGGATCACCTATTCCTTTCCTTTGCCTGCTGCTTTTTCAGTTTCCTTTACTGCTTCAGCAACGCCCTCATGGATCAGATGCTCTGCTCTTTCTTTGTCTACTTCCAGAACAGTTCCTACTTCAATAACTTTGTTCAATCGAACATCGCTGTAACGTTTAATGCATTTTACTTTCACTTCCTTCACCTCCTCTCAGTTGCGCTAGCGCAAATTATTCCACAAATGTCCAATCGTCTGCCAGCATATCAGCCTGAGATGCAAGCCATCCCATCTGCACACCAGATGTCCCAACGAAAGCGATTGCCATATTTCCGATTGCCTCATGTTCACAGTTTACGATCTCATTATCAGTAGTCTTATAGGAAATCCCAGTTGCAAGCTGGATATACTGTTTCTTTCCATTCCATCCCATTCTTGACACTTTCATACCGCGCTTCATGTACTTGATCGCTTCTCCGAAAGAAAATGTATTTACACCGCCAAGCTCCGGACAATTCTTTTCATCCGCAATCTGCCACTCATCCGATACAATATTGTCAAATGTATACTCTGGAACTTCTGTCTGGCGAATATCCAGTTCTTCTCCGTCCTTCGTATGGATAATGATGGTTTCCTTTTCAGCATCCCAATACCAATATCCACCCCAACTTGGAAGTTTTATCTTGGCTCCCTTTTTCATCATTTCATAGGCTTCTGCAAACAACATTCCTGATTCATATTTCTCATAAATATAGGCTTCTTCAATGTAAATTTGCTTACAATTTGCATGAACCAGATCATCATTATATGTCCGATCAATATACTCTATCTTTTCCTTGACATTCGGGTTGATGATAGTCTCTGTCTCTCCGGTTGGCATGTGGATGTACAGGAATATCATTTCCGGTTCCTTACCTTTATTTTTAATCTCCTCATACAGTTTCAGTAATTCTTCTTTTCTCATCTTCCATTTCCTCTCTTTCTTAAAAATTGGTATAAAAATACCACCTGCCATTTCTGACTGGTGGTTATCTATAATCCAGGAACTGTTTCCTTGATTCCTTTTAATATGTTCGCTGCTTTTTTCATAAGCGAATTGTCGCTCAGATATTCAAGACCTTTCAATGTGATTACCGGAGTGATCGGCTCTTCGATATGTGAACAGTAATCCCCTCCGCACTGATCATATATTACACCTTCTATATATCCAGACTTGGCAAGCATGATCATTATCTTCTCCCAACGCTGATAAGAGATATTGAGCCTTGTATGAGATATCTGTTTTACGTCAAATTCATCATAGTCCATAGCCTGTTCCAAGGCTTTCAGGATCTTGTATATGACTGTAAAATTATCCATCTTGCACCTCCATACAGCTAATTTGTCTGATAAAAAATATCGTCCCGTATTGATTCAAGCATGTAGGTTTTTGGAGACGCTTCATGATTTGCATCCATCCAATATATAGACTCATCTTCGATAAACTCCATGAAATCGATCTTGGTGTCTACGTCAACTTCAAAGGTGCCATTTTTTTCAGATTTCAAGACGCGCTGAACAAGTTCGTTATCCGGATACATCTTCTTTAGAAATTCAATTTGTTTCGTTTCAAGTTTAAACCTTCGCATTTTCTATTCTCCTTATATAATCAACATCTGTTGGATTACATTGAATCAATACACCGCTGTCCGGATTTATTGCTACAGTTCCATCCTTACCAATGTATTTTTGACTTCTGTCACCATTCGAAGCAGTTCTTACTGGCAATACTTTCAAAGGTTTTTCCAGCGCATCTCTTATTCCAACCACAGTTACCCCCGAGCGAGGTCTCCCTGTCTTCGGATCTTTCATGGTTCCAACTACTCTCTCCATGAAATGTTTGCTCTGTCCACTTACTTCCGTTCCTTCTGATGTCTTTACTCCCACTATATTTTTATTAATCTCACCGTATAGCTTTTCATAATTTTTAAAGCCAGATAGTGGAGATATCATTCCATTCTTTACTGAATGTGCGTAAGTTTGAAGAAGTTCCCATCTCTCAGGTTCATTATACTTCAAATTCTGGAATTCTGCAAAGTTTTTCGGCATGTCCTTTCCAAGAAGTTCTTTGTATCTATCGTATTGTTCTCTGTCAGCGTGTTTATTTTTAATGGATTTTTCTTCTGCCTCAGCTTTTGTATTGCCTTTTACATATTTTTTATACCATTCCTCATAAGTCATGGAAGCCGGAACAAGTTCAGTCCTGCCTGTTTCTGGATTGTAGGCTCTCCGTTTCATATTCTTTAACTCATCCTCGTCTATGACGCTGATCGTTGTGGATCGGCACCACGGATGCATGGGCGGGTAGTTTTTCCCAACCTTACGGTCTTTTAAGGAAAATATCTTTCCATCCAGGCTCCGACAAATCTCACTTGTCCTGAGGTCAAGAGTTGCAAGGTAACGGTATTTTTCTATTCCACATTCCTCATAAGATCTTGCGGTTAACTCTCCGGATAAGAAGCAGCTCTCTGTTCGCACCAGCCGTCTGGCTTGCATAGCTCCTGCTCCACAGCGGTTCATGATCACTTCCGAAGTTTCGCGGTCTGTTCTGCCAGTCAACAAACTTACAAGTAATTCCTGCTTTAATGTTTTGGAAAGATCCTGTGTGTTCTTCCAGATGCGTTGGGAATAATGTCTTCCCGACCAATTCATGGAAATTACTTGTTTGACCTGTTTTTTGCTGATGTTAGAAAAGCTGAATCCAAGTCCTGTCTGCTTTTGAACCTTGTAAATAGAACGGTAATAAACATCTTCACAGAGATTTTGAAAGAAACTGGTATCAAATAACTGTTCCTGTCGATATGTTTCCTGCATAACTGCGTCCACCTGATGTAAAAGGTCCTTCAGCCGCTCCATTCTGGCTCTGTATGCCGGAGCTTCCAGTTCACGGAAAAGTTCCTGCTTGGTCTTATCTGAATCTTTGTTTCTCAAAGCATTTAGCAGTTCTTCCAGGGATGTCTGGCCCTGCATGGTATTTAATAAATTCCATGCCTGCGTTTCTGACAAACCATGCTTAGTCATATATTTTTCAAATATGTCCTTAGCCTTATTTGTGATCAGCATAGATGCGTTTCGGTATACCTTTGCCAGCAGATCTGCTGTTTGTTCTGCATCTTCCATTCGATGATACATATCCCAGGCAGCCCTGTTCTCCCAATAGGAATCATTCTTCATTTACATCTTCCTTTTTCTTTTCAGAAGATTTCTCTTCTTTATCCGGATCTGTCTGATCTGGTGGAGTGTTTCCCTGCATTCCAAACATTTCCTGCTGCCGCTTCAGATTCTCCTCTGTTTCCTCGTCTAGAGCTTTCAGTTCATCATCTATGTTATCCACAAACGGAACCTGTGCCAGTAAAGTCTTTCTGCTTACTTTGCCCCATAGATTCGATACAATCTGAGAGATTTCCAGAAGATTCTTCGGCAATGCTCTTGTGAAAGTCATTGTGATCCCTGTTGCATATATGTTCTTTCCATGCAATGCAAGGAAATTGCAGAATATCCGAATGCGCTTTCTTAAGCTTTTTTTGTAATATCTTGTCTTGATTTTTGTGATGTTTTCCATCCCAAGTAGCTTAAATTCCATAGCTACGCCTGAAACATTACCTCCAAAACTTTCATCTGTCATGCAGGGGATATGCGAAAACTTATGAATATCCTGCTCTATTGCTTTTTTCAGTATTTCCACACCGGATTCATCGAAAGTTCTGCTGAGGTACTCTGCTTTCGTTCCGTCTGGCATTTCCAGTACCTTTCTCTTTTTCAGTTTTTTCATTGCTGCGGTTGATCCGTCTTTCTTTTCCCCGTTCTCGTCTTCGACTTCCTCATCTGCAAGCAGTGTCCCATAGATAGCCAAAATCGCATCTATAAACTGTTCTTTGTCTGTAACTCGGTCACTCATCAGAACGTTGTAAGCGTCAATCAACGGAATCTGAAGTTCAAAATCGCCAATGGCAAATTTATTGTTAAGGTATTCAATAATGGGAATTTCTCCTAGATAATGCGGTATTGCTGGTTCTGTCGTCGCCTGGTATGTACTGTTATTTTCAATATTCAGTTCATACTTGTAATTTTCCGTCACTACCGTTGCTATATAGCGATCAGCAGAAATTCCTGAATCATCTTTGCATATATAATAATAGACAGCAAAGAGTTCGTTTTCCTCGATGCTGTCGTCTTTTACCATAAACGTATTCTCTGCTGAGATATTTTTTATGCACAGAATATTGTCATTTTCTTTTACATAGATATATTCATATGCCAGACCGTAAATAGAAAGCTCCAGGCCGTTATCTCCATCTGCTTCATCTGCTCCGGCCAGTTCCAGTGCATCTGTCAGATCTGTAATATCATTTTCTGATTTATAAGATACCGGATTGCCAATAAAATAGCTGCTGGCCGTGTCTGCAATATCTTTGGCATGATTACATACCAATTTGTTCTCCCGTCCGGAATCATTTAGGATCTCGTGTTGTCCTTTGTAATAAGCCATATTCTTTTTTAATCTGCCCACCATGCTGATATGTTTACTAATCAGCTGCCGAATCATCTGCTTATCTGGGTTCAACTCGTCGAATCTTTCTCTTGGAATTGTAAATGTATACATTTTTCTCACATCCTTACTTCTTTTAATTTAGCAAGCCTATTACCAATTATGGTGCTGCAGAAATAGCGTGTAGCATCCATGGCGTGATCGTGCTGTTTTATTGGTTTGTCCTCGCCTCGTTCCAGAGCTTTCTCATCCCAGATATAGGATGCAAACTCCTTTATAGTTTCCTTGCATGAAGAAGCAAAGACAAGTAGTCCCATGTTCAGGAGCATTCCTACCAGGCGGATTCCGTCCAGCACATCGTTGTTCGCCTTTATCACCTTGTACCCATGTTTTCTAAGTTCCGCAATAAAAGAAGCGGCGGATGGATCCACGATAACCGCTTTGATTTTTGTTCCATCCAGCCACTTCTTCAGGTCGTCTGCATATTCTGAATCTGTCTTCTGTTTGCCTTTATCTCTTCCGGAATAGTAATACTCCCTGATGCAATACCATTTCCCATTGACTCCTTTATTCCAAAGCAGGAATACCGTGGCGTTCTGGGTACCATAGTCGCAGGATACATATCTGTTTCCATTGATTAACAACTGAAAAAAATCACGGATATTCTGAACATGTTTCTCTTCATCAAACATATCGTAGATGATGCCTTCTGCTGCTGCCCACAATCCTAGGATGTAGCGTTTAAAGAAAACGCCGATATACATGCTGCGGTATCTGGCTTTGATTTCTTCACTCAGGGACAAGTTATCATCCATGGTGAAGTGGAGATAAAGTAGCTTCTTTTCTGCTGCTTTATCAATCCAGTTGACTTTAAACCAATGGTATGGGCCATCCGGATTGCAGTTGAAGAAAAACTTTGAACCAGTTACAGAGCAGCGTCCTGTCGCCTGGTTCACGAAAGATTCTGGCATCAGAGCAACTTCGTCAAAGAATACTCCGGCCAATGTGATGCCCTGGATCAAATCCTGAGATCGTTCATCCTTGCCGCCAAATATGTAGAAATAGTTTTCTTTTCCATTTTTTCTAATGGTCAGAAGATTGTCAGCTCTATGATCCGTGATGGAATAACCTCGTGATCGGAGCATTAACTTTAGCCAGAACAGAACATTTCGTCGGAAAGAACCAATTGTTTTTCCGCACATGGCAAAGTTCTGACCGCTGAATGTGCTCATTGCCCACATGACAAATGATAAAGACATGCTGATAGTTTTTCCTGATCGGATTGCTCCATCTGCTATGATTCCATCTTTGTCATGCACTGGCGAACCTTCGCACCACCAGGTAAGAACCTGTTTCTGTTTTTGCGAAAACGCAGAAAAATGGAATGTCTGTCCGTTCTGCTTTGCAGATCGGTTCTGTTTCATTTTATTGAGGCGTTCTCTTAATGCTGATATCTTTTCATACATCTACATCACCCCAAACAGATTCTGCAGATGCATTCATAGCATCCAGGAAGCCATCATCTTCAGTGTCTTCGTTTTGTCCATCCTGTTTCAGGAGTTCAAATTCAAATCGCATTGTCTCAAGTTCCAGACGGGCATCATCATATCCAAACTTGTGTAAGGTTTCGATAGCTTTCTGCTGCCTTGCCTGGACTCTGGTTAATGCATCTTCAATCGCCTGAATCTGCCCTAAGATTCCTTCGTATTTTCTTAGTTCGGTAGGTTTTCCCTTTTCTATACCGGAACTGTATTCTGTTACTGACATTCCTGGAGGGATGTTCTCTCCATCAGATTCTGCTGCCGGCTCTCGTTCTTCCAATCGTCGGAGAACTTCTATTCTTTTCAGCATCCGGTGCTCCCTGACTATCAAAAGTCGGATTTCCTGAAGAAGAAGCTGTCCTTTGTCCGGCTGTACCATGGCAGCTAGCTGTTTTTCTTCTGGATTTAGGGTATCAAAAAAGAGAGTTTCAAACTCTCCTGTTTTGATTGCGTTTTTATTCTGTTCTGGTGCTCCACAGCCTTCTGCGTTTTTGTTACCAGGCTGCCCGCCTTTCTTTTTTGCAACGTTGCGTTTTTTTACTGCAACGTTGCACTCCCAATTGTATCTGTTTTTCCAGCTTCGAATCGTCCCTTCCGGAACATTCAATTGATTTGCAATCTCTATTAATTTCAAGCCTTTGTCAAACAATTCCTTGGCTTTTTCCGCCCTTCGATTCGGTGCCCTTGCCAAGCATCACCACCTCTTATTCGTTTGTTTTTGATTCATGGACATTCTAGGGCTTGAACCCAGGACCGACCGGTTATGAGCCGGTTGCTCTAGCCTGCTGAGCTAAATGTCCTTATTTTTACAATAAAAAGCCACCTGTGAGCTAGGTGGCTTTTTAAAAGGAGTTTTATAATCTGATTGCGCAATCCATACGCGCCAATATACCGATTGCATGGAGGTTTCCGGTTACTTTCTTTCGCCATTTTTATTTACGTCTGCAACATTTTATTCCTACCCTCGAAGTACACAGACATTGTTTCGGCGCTTCTGCTTTTTATCCGTGCGTAAGAAGAACTCTGTATGATCTTTCACTGAGTTCAGTTTATAGCTTACTATATTTAAAGCGAACGTGACCGAACATTTTGTTATTTTTTTAAATTATTTTCCAGATACCTGTCATGGCGCATCCTGCAACTATCTTCTGTATACTTGATTCTTCGCTTTGGAAAACGATCATTCATATTCAGGGCAACTGCTGCCCAGGTCATATCATCCAGATACCTAAATCGAAATATCATTCTTAGATCACTTTTAGGAACTTTTCCAATAAACTCATCTACCTCATTAATTGCGTTCTGGAGATCGTCCTCCAGAATATGTAATTTTGCCACTCTTTTCTTTATCATATTTTTTACCTGGTTATGTTCAGGAATCGGATAGCCGGTAATTTTAATTGGGCCGAAGGTACCATCACTTCTGGTTCCTTTTACCGTATCGGATACTACGCCCTCTTTTCTTATTTTCTCAAGTCTGCGTTCATCCCGATCTATTCTGTCTTGTAAGTCCCTGATTTCTTCTTTTAATTCTAGGTATTGTTCCAGGATGTTCTTGTCCATCGGTATCGCTCCTCCTTTCATTTTAGCTGAGAGCAATTACACTCCTGTCCTTCTTATTTCGGCCATTCTCGGCCTGTCTTCTTATCTCTTAAGCCCATAATTTCAAGGCTATGCAACCCTGCAACTGCATTTAATGCACGGTAAACATTGTAAATATGCGTTGGCATTCGGTCTGCTGCCCGGATCGCTTTTCCGGCTGTTGGATCTGGGTAGCCTTCGTTGTTTTTATATTCCATATCACCACCATCACCTTTCTGTTGTTTGAGATTTTTACTCATTTTTCTGCCTCCCAGCTCCTACATTCCTTGCAGCGGAGCTTACTGCTGCATAAGGTACCTTTTATCATCGACAGCCTCGGACAGGTCGGATGAACATATACAATCAGCTCACCTACTTTGCCGGTACTGTGTTTACAAGTTTTATATTTTTCTGCCATAGTCAGTTCCTTCCTTTCTCTTCTGGTAGACACTCTAGAAAATCAAATATCATCATCTGGCCAGGAATATCTTCCAAATTTATTTTCTCAGCTTCTCTTCTTTTCTGCTTGTATTCGTTATACTTCATTCGATATACATAGCTTCTTCCAAAAATGTTCCATGCCGCCTTTACAACATTCGGCTCAAACGGTTTAATTTTTTCCAAATCTTCTACCGCCTTGTAAGATATCGGGCATCCACAACACCCTGTTCTGGTCAAACCATACACCTCATAAGCGTCTGAATATCTGATACTGTAACGTTCCTTGTACCATGCCTTGTCCTTATCAGAGACATAATACAGTGGTCTGAGTCGAAACTGTCCTGAAGCTGTCTCAGTAAAGCACAGAGCCGTGTTGTCTTTTCTTGGAACCGACCTCATTCCGCCCTCGTCTCTACGCTCCCCAGTAATTACCATTTCGTAATCTTTCTGGATGTTATGAGCGACTTGTTTCTTGCAATAATCACAACACTTTGCGCTTATCTTAAAATCCGGTGGATATTCTCCAATAAAGTCACGCATATATTTTGATGAATTTATCACAAGCTGGATATTTGGTCTCGGATCCCCTGCCGCATTACAGCAGCACAAGAAATTAATCACACTCTCACATTTCGGATATCTTTCTCTAAGTTCCTGACGCTTTGCCGCCTTATCTTCTGCCTGATCGTATTCGTCTGCTATAGATAACGGTATTCCTTTCTTTTGCCAGTCAGATAATCCTCCTGACATGATCTTTGATACGAACGGAATCCCATATTTTCTGGAAGCCTGTACGATATTAATCTTCGGACGGCATTCCTGTATCTCTATCTCATATTTTTCGGCAGTTCTCTTAACATGGTCTTTTGTTGCTTTCATTTCAAGTCCGGTATTGAAAAATACATATTTCACTGAAGGAAGATTAAAAATCTGCCGTGTCCGCTCAATAAGGTCAATCATGATATCACTGTCAGCACCGCCGGAATACGAACAGATTGCACTCGGATGCTCTTTTAAGTGTTTTGCTACAATGCTCTGAATCGCATTGAACTTTGCTGGTGAATCAAAATCGGCATAATCTGGTCTATCCAGATATACTTTACTTACTCCATTTTTCATTTTATCCAAGAAGCCCGGTATACCCTTGCCCCGGCCGGAGGCTGGCTCCTTTCTATATTCTCGCGACTACTTCACTCGTAATGAAGTGGTCAATATCTCGTCTTTTTGTTAAACTGTCTTAGCATGGCATCTTTCCAAGATTTCTTATATTGCTCACAGTTGTCATCATCATGGACCAGTATTCCTTTGCGGTCACACAGTCCATCATCATTCTCGATACATGTTGCACATGTTTTGTTCATAAATTTATCCCCTTCCTCTTTCTTGCAATTTTTTCTATCTGTTGTACAGTTTCCAAAATCACCGTAGTCTTTAATTCTGTGGTGCTGCTCTGGATAAGTTCCTCGGCTATATCTGCAAGTTCTTTCCACGCTGCATCGTCTTCAATCATGATCCCATTGTAATGTTCATACAATGTTCTGACTTCTGGATACAATTCCCAAAGTTTAGTTAATTCCTGTCCTGTCATAATTCTTCAATCCTAATATAAATCCCTGGAATCTGTGACCAAAATTTTTCTACGATTTCTGACGCCACAAGAGCATCATCTTCCCAGAAACCAACTCTAGTCATACAGTCCTTTAACAGTTTCTGCAGATTGTCCGTATCTGGTTTTGTGATCCGATACGAACCATTACCATGCTTACCGTCATCAAGAAAGCACCACTTCGTCACCAGACGCAGACCTTTCCTATATGGTTCTTCAGGAACTTCTTTGCCAAGATGTGCCATCAGTTTCTGTCTGGCTGCTTTTAATTCCGGTGGATCATAAAATACCGGCTTTCCATTCACGACTGCAACTTTATGTTCCTGATGAGTTACTGTCGGAGGATTCATTGCTAAAAAAAATTCAGTTGTCAAAAATTTCAACTCCCTTCTTCGGGTGCTCTAGGTATGGTGCCCACCTGAATGCGGGGTGGGTGGTCGTCGTGCGTACAGCTCCGCACGACTACCTACCCCCGCTAGGTGGGGTGCGCACATACATATATACGTAGTATATAGTTGCGCACCCCCCTTTTTTGCTCCCTGCTCACGACCATAAAATCATGGTGATGCGCACCCGTGAACATAACCATAAAAATTGTGGTTGTGCGCACTGCTCAATATCATGGTTGTGTGCATCCTTGCGCACCCTTTCTTTTTATATATGTCTTTCCATCTTCACCCTGATATTTTTCAAATTTTTCTCTTAATTCTTTCTTCTGTCGCCTGCCAGTTCCAAGCCATGAAAGGAGTTCTTTCGAACTTGTTTCGAGTGCTTCTGCAAGTTCTGTTGCGGAAATCTCTCTGCCATCAAATTCAATATTCTGGAATGCGATCTCAAATTCATTCAGCTTCCGTTCACGGCTTTTTTGAGCATTTTCTTTTCGCTTCTGGGCTGCTTTTTCCCATACCGGTTTCTCTGCTTCCAGCTGCAGGTCCTTAAGGCTTCCCACCTGATCCAGACGATGTACCGGATAGTCAAACCACAGATTCACCGGCTCGAACTTTGGAAACTCTCTGAGGGTTCCCTCTATTCTCCAGGCTGTCTTTGCTTTCACTGTGTCTTTAGCAGCTTCTAATTGCTTTTCCAACGCTTTCATCTGCCATTTATCCAGATGTTCTCTACAATAGTCCATCATCTGTGTACTACTCAGCAGATCATCTTGTGATAGATTATCCTGCCACTTATAATGAGCATCCAAATACGCCTTGCAGGCTCTGCATACCGCCTTGTTTTCTTCCTGCTTGATTAATGCTTCTGTTGGTTCCAATTCTATCAAATCCAGCAGTGCATCCGGATCACGGGCAAATACACCGGAGCCAGAAGCACGATCCATTGATTTCTTTCCGCCCTGACTTCCTTTACTGTGATGATGGCAGTAGATGACTGCACAGCCAAGTTCTGTACATACTTTGTCAAACTGATTACAGAAATTTGCCATCTGATCAGCACTGTTCTCATCCCCTGTAATGACCTTATATATTGGGTCTATGATGATTGCTACATAATTCTTCTTTGCTGCTCTTCTGATCAGCTTTGGAGCCAGCTTATCCATTGGTACAGATTTTCCACGAAGATTCCAGATGTCAATATTCTGGAGATTTTCCGGAGCGATTCCCATTGCGGTATAAACATCCTTAAATCGATGCAGACAACTGGCTCTGTCAAGTTCCAGATTGACGTACATCACGCGTCCCTGTGCGCAATGCCATTGCAGCCACTTTTTTCCTTCTGCGATAGCAATGCATAATTCAATCTGCAGGAATGTTTTTCCAGCTTTTGAAGGACCTGCAATCAGCATCTTATGTCCTTTTCTAAGGACTCCGTCTATTAGACATGGTGAAAGCTCCGGGAGGTTTTCCCATACCGATTCCAGTCCCTCTGGCTCCGGAAGATCATCGTTTACGCCTTCGATCCACTCATACCATTCATTCCAGGATGCTTTTCCCAGATTAATATCTACAATATATTGTTTCTTTTCTCCACGTTGTACGCCAGGCATTCTGGATAATCTGGAAGGGTTCCTATTCTGCGTATCTACATCGATACCATTCTTTTGGCATACTTCGTAAAGATAATCTACACGCTTTCTATATTCGTTATAATCAGCCGCATCCACGCGCACGATAGCATGAAGACTTTTCTTCCCGGAATATACCAGACAGGCAATCGGAAGTTCCAGTTCACGCAAAATAGCATTCTGCTGTTCGATATCCATATGATCTGATTCGACCAAAGCATATCTGTACTCTGTTACATTTTCGTTTTTACAACCATTTCCGTCTAATGGATTAAATCGAATCCATGCACCGGCTTCCGGGTTATAATCACCAAGTACTGCTCCTATATCTCCATTACAGCTGTTCAATTGTTCAATAAGCTGTCCTGCTGTTCGGTCCCAGGAGCCTTTTTGAGGTAACCAGCGGGTACCTTTCTCATCTGTTTTCTCCCAGCTACCAGTTACATATCCTACATTTTCTCCTGCTTCGAATAATGTTTCCAGATATGTGATCAACTGCTCTGCTGGATTCCAGTTCTTTGGTTCATGAATCTCTCTGCCTTCCAGCCAGTTTTTATCAACAACAACACGATCACTGTCAACCTGAATACTGTCGTTCCAGTCCAGCTCATGCCCTCTTTCAGGTACCCAGCCATGTTCGAGTGCCATCTGGACGATAGTCCCACCAGTCACCGGAGATGAGGATCCTGAAAAGGATCTCCATTTCCGTTCACATTCTCCGGAATGGTATCTGCTGATATCTTTCTGGCTCCACTGATCCCATACACTGACCGGATAGCCTTCCAGTTTTAGCGCCATTCCAACATTCACCCAATCCTGATAGTTCAGTGATCCGGGATCGATGTATTCAATTATTTCTGTAAGGCTTGTCCTCTGTTCCATGTTTACGCTCCTTTATATTCCTGCGGTACAATATCGCCTGGAATTCTCCATCCATTACCGGCGATCCGGTCAATCAGGTTCTTTGCTGTCTCAAATTGCCATGTACCGACATGCTGAAAGCCTCTGCTCTCCAAAAATCGGATCTGTTTTGGAGTAGTAAGTCCTTCTGTTTTTCGCTTTTCCAATTGGTCAAGAATTTTGGCTGCTTTCCCTGCATTATCAATCTGATCTGGGAGTATGCCCAATTTTTCCAATGTATTTTTCTGTTTATCAGACGGTGGTCCCATCTCCCATCCAAAAGACGGCACATAGCTTGATAAATCTTCTGCCTGGATTGACATCTCAAACTGCAATGGATCTACAAGTTTCTTCTTACGTCTTTTCATTTCGGCAAGCTGTTTTGCCAGGGATTCTTCGCGTTGCGCAACAACGTCTTCAGAAGCTTTTTTCTCTGCTTCTTCAATATCAACCAGCATACCGGCTTCTTTTTCCAGGTTCTCCGTCATCTTCTGAGCAACTTCTGCATTTTCACAGATCAGACTTGCCGGATGGCACAGCTCATGCCGCTCTGTATGCCAGAGAAAATCCAATAGTAACAGATGACCTTTTCCTGTTTCCGGTGACAATCTGGTACCTCGCCCAACCATCTGGCAATAAAGGCTTCTTACCTTTGTAGGTCTGAGAACTACGATACAATTAACTGATGGACAATCCCAGCCTTCCGTAAGAAGCATAGAGTTGCACAATACATTGTATTTTCCAGAATCAAAATCCTTTAAGATCTCAGCCCTATCCTGGCTATCTCCATTTACTTCTGCAGCACGGAAGCCATATTCATTCAGTAGATCACGAAACTTCTGGCTAGTCTTCACCAATGGAAGAAACACAACTGTCTTTTTGTCCTGACAGTATTTCTTCATTTCTTCTGCAATTCCCTGCAGATACGGATCCAGTGCTGTGCTAATATCACTTGCCTTAAAATCACCAGCCTGCACAGAGACACTGCTCATATCAATCTTTAATGGAATCGTCAGTGCTTTTATTGGGGACAAATATCCTTCTTTGATTGCTTTAGGAAGCGTGTATTCATAAGCGAGAGATTCGAAATATGTACCAAGATTTTTCATATCTCCCCGGTCAGGTGTAGCAGTAACTCCAAGTACATGTGCACCTGGAAAATGCTGTAATACTCGTTGATAACTATCGGAAATGCAATGATGAGCTTCATCTATGATTATTGTGTCAAAATAATCTGCATCAAAGCTGTTTAACCTTTTCTCTCTCATGAATGTCTGTACAGAACCAACAACTACACGGAACCATGTCCCCTGGCATGAAGATTCTGCTTTTTCCACTGCACAGCCAAGTCCTGTCGTCTTTTTGAGCTTATCTGCAGCCTGATCCAACAATTCTCCCCGGTGTGCAAGAATAAGCACTCTGTCTCCTTGTCGTACGCAATCCTCCGCAACTTTTGCAAAGACGACTGTCTTTCCACAGCCAGTAGGGAGTACCAGCAGAGTCTTTAACACTCCGCTGTCCCACTGTTCAAAGATTGCATCTTTTGCTTCCTGCTGATATGGTCTCAGCTCCATTTTTTAAAATCCCCCTGGTGTAAATGCCGGTTTTGATACTTCTTTTGGATAAAGCTTTTCAATAAAATTGTATTTCTTTGTAGGGTCCTTTGTTCCTGCTCTCTGTCCGATCTTTGCACGGGCAGTCTTTCCAGGCAGTGCGCCCCAATCCATACGGAGTTCCTCGCCTTCTTTTTTGAGCCCGACACCACGGAACAGCTCTGATAATTTCCATTCAAGACTGCTGTGAAGCACATAATTTTCACGGATAGTCATTTCTCTTTCCGGGGCATGCACAATGAAATACACAACTGCCATGTTGCATGCTGGAAGCTTGCCAGAACCGGATGACCTGCTTCTGTCAAATTTCTCAATCGTTACATTATAATCACCCTCTGGAAGCGGTTCAAACTCCTGCGCGTCCTCTTTAATGGTATCGTCCCATCCAAATTCTCTTCCTTCTGTTGCCATATTCGTTATCCTCCTTAATTAAATGGTATTGATTCTTTTTCTTTCATTTCTTTGATCATTCCATAGACCTGCTGCCAAGCTCCAATCAGACAGCCATCAATAAAATCTTTATCATAGTCTCTGATCTTTACATCTGCTGGATAATATCCTCTCGCCGCCACAACATTCTGGATATCCCACTCATCTACACGGTTGGCTTCCATCAGATCACGCAATGCTTTAGGGATTGCCGGATCCTGAGCTGGGAATGGTTTCTGTTCTTCCTGTTTCGCTGGTTCATTCAATGGAAGATTCATCTGCTCGCCTGTAGTGTGAGTCTGTTTCGGCGGTGTCGCAGACGCCGGCTGTTCTACCTTCGGCTGCTGTACTGCATATTCAGTTTTTGGTACTTCTGGTACTTTTTTTACAGGCCCTGCCGGTGTACCGCCAATAATGTGAGCGATTGAAGCATACTCAAACGGAACCTGTTCCGGAAGACCATAACGATTCTTTGCATCCCAACATGCATGATGTGACGTGTACATGACACGTTCACCGCCCTGGGCTTTTCTTTTCTGTCCTTTATCATCAACAGCGATTGAAAATGTCTTATAGTTTGCGAATAACAGCATGTCCGCCCATTCTTTAATCAATGGGGATGTCTGAGAAGATGTTTTCTTTCCAAGTTTCAGTTCCCATCTGTCATAAGCACCAAGTTCATCCGGCTGCTCAAACTTTCTGATCTGTGCATGTGCAGTAAGCACCACGTTCACTCCTGCTTCAACAACTTCCGACAGTCTGTTCAGGAACCGTCCCATTTCTTCTTTTGTATAGACATATCCATTTCCATAGCCAAAGTCTTCAACGCCGGATTTATGATGTTTATCACAAATGCTCTGAATACACATGGATTCTGCCCAGTCTACGGTATCAATGACCAGTGTTCTGCAAACATCCGGATGCGATTTAACATACTGGATTTCTTCCAGCAGCATCTGCCAACTTGTAGGTTTCGGCAGTCTTGCCACATCCATGGAATTTGTACTGCCTTCGGTATCAATAAATACCGGATCAGGAAACTGACTTGCAAAAGTTGATTTTCCAATTCCCTCTGGTCCATAAATAACTACTTTTTTTGCGCATGGAATCTTTCCTCTTGTTATTTCCATTTAAAATGCACCTGCTTTCCATTCTTTCTTCTTTGGTTCTTCCGGCTTTTCCTGCCCTACTACATAACCATCTTCGATAATGATGCTGCATTCATCTCCAGTACTTACTCTGGTAGCGATTGCCTGCAGACCTTCCTCTTCCAGCCATTTGCCAAACTCCTGTAAAGATTGCATATCCATCTGTTCCAGCTTATCCAGGAGCACAAAACCGCAATTCGGATTCAACTTTCTCACGATCGCTGTTGATACCTTTAACCGGTCAGATCCGGACATGTTGTCCCATTTCTGGCCTTTATAGATCAGTTCGCCTTCTTTTACTGACAACTCAGGAAGCGGAAGTTCTGCTACATTCAACAGTTCCGTTTTCTTTTCTCTTACATCTTCAATATCTTTTGTCAGTGAATTGTACTGATCACGATACGTCTTAGCATCATCTTCTGCTTTCTCCTTATCCAGATTTACTCTGACTTTTCGGTTGATCTCTTCGATATCAGAAATGCTCTGTTCCAGTTCTTCCGTAGATTCGTCATGCAGATCAAGAGCTGATTTTCTGGCAATTTCAAGGTCACTTTCTACCTGCTTCTGTTCTGCCAGCAAAGCTGTCATCTGTTCGTTGATCTTCTGGTATTTCTGCTCTAACTGATGCAGCTGTTCGCGCTTCCGCTGATTCTCTCCATTACGCGCGAGAATTTCCTGTTGCTGACGGATCAGATCTGATGCAGAAACAAGGTCTTTAGGAACATCTGGATAATAGACCTGTTCTTTGGCAAATTTTTCCTTCTGGTCTGCAGTACGTCCAACATATAAACGCTCCTGATAAAGTTCTTTCTCCTGTTGTTCAAGCTGTGTAAGTTGTGGCCCCACACCAATAATCTGTAAAAGAATCTTTGCTTTTTCTGATCCGGAAGCTTCCATAAATTTCGGAAGATCTAACGCCAGCTGCTCTACAAATTCATTAAGAAGCTGCTGTCCTGCTTTCTGGCCATTTGGGTCCGTTACCTTTAATGCACTATTCTTTCCTTTACGTTCCACTATAAGGCCATTGTTCATTACAATATGTAACGTTGGTGGAATCACGGAGCCTTCTCTGGTTGCCTGCGATGGTTTGTAGCGTTCACCGCCAAGTGCCCATGCGATGGAATCAAGGACAGAGGTCTTTCCCTGATTGTTATTTCCACCAATTACAGTAAGACCATTGGCCTTAGGCTCTACCTTTACGGCCTTGATACGCTTTACATTTTCAATTTCTAATTTGTTAATTTTCATACTCATACTTGTGTATTCTCTCTTTCTCCCTTATAATGAAAGGGTGATAAACTATTACTTTTGGATTCTTCGGAGTGGCGCCTCTGGAGAATCCTTTTTTATTGGTTACTATGATTAACATTCTCTACCTGGCTTACTGCCCAGAATGCTGCCATCCCGAAGAAGACATTTTGCCAGACCGGGATGTCTACGTACTTCCCTGCAAGGATGCAGAGGGCTATGATTATGTACTGTTTCATTTATTTCTCCTCTCGGATCATCTTCATAAATTCTTCATCAGGTAGTTTTGCTTCTTTGTAAAGGATTCTCAGCTCCCGGAGTGTAAAGAACTCCGGAGCCTTGAGTCTGTTACAGTCTGTCGCATCACTGTATCCCATTGTTTTACAGATCTGGGCTTTACTCTTTCCAGCTCTGAAAAAGTGATAAAATCTTTTTGCGGCTTCATTAAGTGGAGCATCGCGGTTTAATTTTACTTTTGGCATTGTTTACCTCACCTCTCTTCTGGGGATCTATATTATTGACTTTTCTTTGTTGTTCTCCTATTCTTGTATTACAGGGTAGTGACGTACCCGAGTAATATAGAAAGGAGAAAACATATGGATAATTTCAGCAGTTTTTATAATGCATCTAACGAAGAACTTGATAAACTTCTTTCTGAAGTTATCTCTGATAATTTTCCTGATAATCAAAGAATGTCACCTGCTGAGTTTGCTGGTGCAATCTTAAACGCTAATCGGACTATTACTCTTGATACCTTGCGTGTGTATCACGAATGGCTTTCCGAACAGCTCGGGAAGTAACTGTGACATTATCTGGAAAACTACCTATTTGGGCTCTGGCAGATACCAACTCCGCCAGAGCACTTACCATGTTTGGAATTGCTCCATATCTGTCAAATGTTTCCCCTTTGATTTCTCTCTGAATCTCATTGCACATGGCTACTATGGTTTCATCAACTTTATCTTTCATTGTCATGGTTCTCACCTCTTTCTGGGTATCTAAATTTATTTAGTTAAATTAATTCTTCCTTCTTTGGCTTATTGAAATATTTTTTATGTAATGCTAAAATTCTTTCATAAAACAATGAAAGGAAGTATCTTATGTCAAATTACGATGACTCTTTTAAGCGTATACATCAAATCATGTCTGAAAGTTTGCTCCCTACAGTTCAGATTCAGAAGATATTAACTTCTTCCCCAGCTTTTTCCACTGCCGAAAACATTTCCAAAATCCTGGAACCATATCGGAATCTGGGAAAAGCATTTAAAGCAGCATACTCTAATCCTATTTCTGATGCTCTAAACTCCTGTATGTCGGAACCATTAGCAAAAGCTCTTTCTGCATCTGTGAATCGAAGTATCTCTAAGGGGCTGTCGCACTAACGTGCGGCAGCTCATTTTATATCCAACACAAAACGCCGG